TATAGCAGTAGCCCATAGATCAACCTCTACTGCAGGCTGAGCCTGTAAACGTTCTACCTTTTCCATGTCCTGGCGTGTCGGCCTGGCATCGCTAGGCATCAATAACCCGATGGCTCGACCGATGGCAGACGTGCTGCAGTTCTCGATCCAGAAATCTCTGTTTACGCCTCGATCAGTACGCAGCTCATAAGCATAATCTACAGCCGCCGGGACTACATCCTCATGCTCACGGAATACGCTGGCACGGATAATTACATAACCATCTTTAACGTTTATCTCAACAATGTCAGTAATGATCCTGCCTGAGATATGGGTTTCTCTAAACCGCTTAATGCGGCTGTTCACATCCTCATAATTATTTAGGTCAAATGCCATCACTTGACCACACGATCACTAGCTACACGCATACCAGCTGCGCGGCCACGATTGTAGCCATCCTTTACGCCTTCTTTGTAACCAACCGACCAACCTACGATAAACCAAGCAACACTAACCAAAAGAACTAATACTGCTACTTTTTCTATATCCATTTACTTCGCCCTTGTTTGGGTTAAGCCGTGCTACACCGAATTAGGTAGCCCTGCCTAACGTGTAAATTAAGGGTAAAGCCTGGGTATGACAGCGGTCAATAACCGACACGCCTAACGGCTTAAAAGGATCTCATAAATACTATCCACCTTGGCCTCGATGCGATCCACGCGGCCGCGTAGGTTATGGCCACCGTTACCGTCTTGGCGTAATTCGCTTAGGTAATACTTAACTAGATGGCGAACCAGCCCAGCCGCAAACCCCATAAGAGTACATAATCCTATGGCTATAGCTATAAGCGACTGGGCGGCTGTCATTATTTAATGCCGAAGGTCTTATCGCTGTGGTTAAGTCCACGCAATAATGGCCCAATTAGGCCAGCGATAAAAGCATTAGCCAGGGTCTTAGGATCTGAAATTCCTGACATATACAAGGCCGCAGCACAGCTCGCAGCAGCTCTTAGATATGACAGTCCAGCAGCTATAGCTTGTTCTTTCATGGTCTTACTCCTAAATGCCCTTAGTTGACTTGTTTTAATACTGCAATCGTATGAGTACCCGATGCAGCAATTCCATATAAGCCTTCATTATCTCCTACAGGCACTTGCATTTTATCGCCGTTATCTAGTTTGTAACCATTAGATGTAGTTACGTTAGCATCGCCTAAATAGACAGCACCGCCGCCTAAATTATGTAGCCATACTGTTTGATCCATAATATTTGCAGCTACTAAAAGCGTGGCTGTAGTGGTTACTGTTACTTGTGCGCTAGTCGGCATATTTTAGTCCTAACTTTTCTATTAGTTTTGCGGTTTTTACGGGATTTTGTGCTATCTCCCAATGCATCTCATCTTTGCGTAACCAGTTACCGCCCCAGTTAAGGCCGTATTTTTTAGTCAATGCCTGGATCATTGGAATTTTCTCAGCTGGGAACGTGCCAGCTTTGCCTAGCGGATGCTTAGTCGCATTTAGGTCAATGGCTGTACCGCTGCTGTGGTTACTTAACTTGCCCGGTACGCCTCTAACATCGCGATAGCAGTACCCCCAGTCGTCAAGCGCACCGCCATCGATTGGTTCGATCAATTCATGAAAAGACTCAGCAAAGGCAACCAATAAAGGCGCAGCAAAATATGCGCAGCGCAGCTTAATAGTGCTGCCCTTAATTGGGTAAGACTTGATACGGATCGACTCAACATCTTTAGAGGCTGGCCAACCGTTATAACTGATTGCACTCATGCCAGCAGTAAGGCTGCTTCATCGGCGGTTATGCCTAACTTGGCCAGTAGTGCAGCCTTAGCTTCTGCAGCCTTTGCTATCGCTAATTGATTGGCTTTTTCATTATCTGCATCAATTTTGCGCTGTTTAATTTCATCGGCATTTAATTCACGTTCGATAACTTCGCCCGTTTCGCAGTTAACTTCAGTTATTGTATTCATTATTTGACTCCATATAGTGTGTAAGTACCTGCTGAAAAATTGCTTGCACTAGCCACGATTGTAATGCTAGTGATTGCGCCGGCCGTTCCCGTGTATGAATAAAAATTCAAACTTGGAATCTTATATGTTGCTAAATCATAACCCAGTGCTGTTATTAACTTTGTTCCTGTTGTGGTTTTGTAAGCAGGAAAAGTAAGAATTACAGAGTTTGTTGCACCTGAATCTGGAGTCGTACCGCCATCGGTTTCTATTTGTGCTGTTGCGCCTGGAGATACGGCGCCGGCAGAACTTGACGCTACGCCGTCACGGAATCTGGTGTAACCACCTGTGTAGTTTGTGCCACTATCGCCGTTTACTCTTACGAATAATCTGCCACCACCAGCAAGATTGTAGCCAGTTATGTGTAATTCAAGGTTGTTGTAAGTTCCTGCAATAGATGAAAATGTAACACCCGTGCTCGATAGTGTTCCAGTTGAAATCACTGTCATGCCACCGCCAGAGCCACCAACGGCAGTCCATGCAGAACCCGAATAAGATTGAACGGCATCTGTGTCTTTTAGGTAACACATATTGCCTTCTTGTGGGCTAGTTACAGCTGCATCACGGGCTGCTGCGTTAGCAAATACCCATACGCCTTGCATCAAATAACCATTGGTATCGGCAGCCGTTAATACGTCACCCGTTACAAACGTTTTAAAGCCTAATCCTGCTCCCATTTTCTTATCTCCTTAATAGCTCAATACAGATGTATCAAGTACACCGTATTGGGTTGAGTTTAATATAAACCCGTCTATTACGGGCTCAAGTGTAGTAAAGGTAGTGCGCCATTTATTGGGTGTAACGCTGTGTGCCACGCCAAATACTTGAAGTGTTTTTGTCAAAGTCGAACTACCGGGCTGGTTTGTCGTGATAGTTACAGGATCAAAGAAATCTAAATCTAGGGCTGCAATTATGCCTGTGTTGTAATTGTCTGTGTAAAGGTCTAGCTCGATCGCATCGCATCTAACGCTAGTTTCCGCGCGGCTGGCAACGTAGGCACGGGCATAGTCCAGGGCTACTGCATCGGTCTGCATAAGCAAGTTCTGGATATTGTAAGTATGGGCAAAATACTTAGCCACACTAGCTGCGTTGGTAGCAGTTTGAACTGTACCGCCTGTACGGGTCACGTTAGCTTGGTTAAATACAAGGGTGTCATCTAAACGCCAGACAGCATTGAAATAGCCAATGTCTGTGCCGTTATCGTTAAACACGGTAGGCGTACCTGCGATGCTGGCGGTAGTAACGTTACGATCTTGAAATACAAAAGAGCCAGATGCATCAACGTAGAACGCGCCGTACTCACTACTTGTAACAGTTTGTAATGCAGCTAAGGATGTACGGGCTGTACCAGGATCGTTTTGCAGCTGCGTTAGCCCAGCATCTACGTCACGCATAGATGCTGGCCATGAAATTTCGTCAAGGATCTCGTTAATGCGTGTGCCACTTAGATCGCCTGCAGTCGCACCGGTAACCGTACTGATTTGGGCATTTTGAGCCAGTCTTAGGGCATCTACGGCTTGGATAGTTGTATAAACAACATCGGTAGCGTTCTTAGGGGTAGTGGTTGTATAGCTGGTAATAAACCCTGAAAACATCGGATAGGTAGTGCCATTATAAGTAGCCGATATAGATACCTTACGCATCGGATCTAATAGGCCAAAGTAGGGGCTGCCTGGGTTTTGCGGGTTAAAGTCGCCGTTCTGATCCACGATACGCAGGGTCATTGTACCTGTCTGAAACTCATCTGCCTGAGGATTACGGCCGCGCTTAATGCTTACGCTATCTACTACGTTACTTACATCTACGATAACTGCAGCTGAATCTGCCAATACGTTAGTACCTAGGATGCCTTCGCCAATAATAAATGCCTGGGCGAAACTAGGGCCAGTAGAAAAGTTGATAACCGCGTTGATCGTTGGGACTGTCATGTGATTAAAAACCCTGCTGGTGTTCGATTGTAGCCAGTACGTTCAGCTGCTAATAGTGCATTATTTACAGCATCTACGAACTCATCCTGCATAATTACTGAGCCATTGTTATTGACAATAATAGTAGGGCTTTGCATGCCGTAACCAGACGATGAGCCTGGTGTAGTGCCATACGGGTTAAACATTGACGATGACCCTGTAGCCGATTGGGCAGGCGTTACGTTTAATACCGCAGCTGCTAAAGCATCTACTGTAGTTTGCGATTGCGTAACCGATGTAGCGGCAGCATCGGCGGCAGCAGCGGCTTCGGCAGCAATATTTTCTACCTTAGCCAGAATATCCGAGATAGTGTCATCCTCTGCAAAAATGTCACTAGTATCTGCAATTATTTCCTCTACGGCAGTTTGTTCCTCTTTGGCTGCATCAATCGCAGCTGTTACTGCTGCTACCTTCATATCGTAGTTACGGTCTGCATTTTGGCTAGGATTATAATTTACACCGGGAACTAAGCCTGGAACATCTGCTATGCCCTTGCCAAATTTACCTAGCTCTATCAAAGCCAAAGCTAGACTGCCAGCCCATGTAGCAAACGGGTCTTTAGTTTGACCGATTGCTAAAAGATCGGCAGCAATTTTGGCATTTTTGGCCTGTATATCCTCTAGTTTCTTTTGCAAGGCTTCGGCTTTATCTGCGTTGCCTTCCTCAATAGCCTGCATAAGTAATAAACGAGTACGTTCCTCATCGGTTATTTTGCCCTTTAATGCAGCGGCTATCTGAATCTTTTGAAGTTCAAATACAGCAGCAGCTTTATCAAGTTTTGCTTTATTAGCAGCTGCTAGTTTATCTGCCTTAATCTTTGCAGCGGCAGCCGCTTTTTCTGCTGCAAGTTTAGCGGCAGCAGCTTTGGCAGCGGCTCTTGCAGCTAGTAAATCACTACTTACGCCTGAGCCACCTGTATAGAATCTACGAGCAGATGGCCGTTTAACTAATTTAGAGGCTGTGCCTTCTGTAATATTGCCAGTTACAAACGCACTAACAAAGTCAAGTAAATTATATTCGCTTACATCTTTAAGTAGATCGCTAACTGCTGTTGCAAACTTATTTACGTTAGCAGTAGCAGCATCTATATCACCATTACCGGCCATGTCTGCAAAGAGATCGACCAAACCTTCGCCTATAACTTCTTTAGCGTTAGCCGATGCAACAGCCAATTTATCTATAGATCCTGCAAAAGTATCAATATAGGCTTTGTTTGCGCCTTTACTTTGTTTAATAAGAATTGCCTGGATTTCAGCAAAATCTTTAGTAGCTAGTTCTGCATCAGTTAGGCCTGTGTTTAATTGTTTTAAACCTTTGTAGTTTCCAACATAAGCACGGGATAAAGTAT